GCAACCTGTACCTGGATACGAACCGCCTGGCCACTATGGTCCCAGAATCGCTTTCCTCGCCAGATGATCCCGCGTCTTCTTCAACCTCTTCATCATCCAAGGCTGCAAATATCGAGCCCATGGCACTCATCACGGCTGAGGACATAGCGGTGACACTGCCGTCCGGGGGCCTCCCTCTTTCTGTCCTGTCGTCCTCATCGAATGCAGGTACCTCTAGCGCGACAGGTGAGTCTGACTCTTCTATTTCATCATTGAAAGTGTTCCCCTTGATCAGAGCATACCAGAGAGCATCTGCATTCTGCTTGGAGACCTTGTTCTTCCTTTCAGTCCTAAACCTCTCTTTTATCCTCTTGGCCATTGCAGTCACCTCTTCAGAGCCCACCATGAATGAAGAGGAATTTGGCTCTCGCTCTTCCAGCATCCTTGTGCTCTGGACAACTGAGCCCCTTTTGACAAAATTGCACACGGGGACAGTGAGCCTGACTGATTCAGCACCAGAAGTACAGTTCAACGTGCACAAGACGAAAGCACCAAAAGGTCTCGAATTCATGAAGACGAAGTCAGATTTCAAGATGTAGAACCTGTCTCTGTGCTTGGTGTCCCCCAACGCTTCACCTAAGTTCATAATCCTATCCCCTACTCTAGGAGCATATTTGTCCCACTCACTGTAGTCATAGTCCACTGATCTATCTGAGTTGCCCAAGATGCAGTGAACATAATACTTCCTCACCCTGTTGTCCTTTGCCTTGCACGGGATCTCATAGGTCACATGAATGTACCTGTTGTCTACTGTGGTCTGTTCTTTGTTGTACCAAGACATTCTTACAGAAATCTCGGAATCCTCACTAATAGAGTAAAGTGCCTCCCACTCTGCGCCATTTGGCATGTTGTTCCTGACTTGCCTCCACGTCAAGATGCACCTGTGTGATCTCAGATGCGATCTCGAGTCTGAAAACGGATTGGGTCTCATCGACAATGCAGACACGACAGAGTTCAGGGCTAGGCAGGCTCTTATGGCATCGTAAAATGAACTGTCATCCCTAACTGAAACCTGAGCTGGCTCCTCTGCAGCATCGTCATACACTAGTCCATTGAGGCTATACCCCTTCGCCTGTCTTACTCTGGTTTTCTCTGGGGCCAATCCTTCTGCATCAAACTTGCTGTAGTATGTCTTGAATTTGTCCTCTAGCACTTCGTCAAATGTGTTTATCAAGATTCCTGATACCATGGAGGTGTCAACGCCTGAATCATAAGTGATCTGAAAGCCCCCTGTGAAGTTCCATCCTGCAACTGTTCTGAGGTACTTGTCCAGAGGGGAAGTGGGGTCCGAGTTGGCTATAGACGACACAAATGGTAATGTCTCTCTTCTTATGTGGTTGTCCTTAACAAGCCTCACGTACGACTCCACTCTCTTCAAGTTTTCCAGAGTCACTTTGAAGTCACCTGTGAGGAGATCTGCTGAACCCCTTGTTTTTTGCCTGTAGTATTCCGAGCTCATATAGTCAGTGTCCAAGTGTGAGGACAACGATGCCTTCATGTTCTGCGCTAAGTCACCCGAATGCTGCAAGCTGGTTATGACCTGGAATTGGACGAATTTGGACGATTTCTCTTTGTTCTCTGGGGTGACCACCGCTCTGTATGATGCTGCAAGGTTAACCATATTTGCAGAGAACCTAGCCAACTCCAAGCTCACTAAAGTGGGTTTCCCGTGGTCCAAGACTCTCCACCTCTTAGAGTTTTCTTCTATTGCAACCATGACGTTCCTCTCGTCTACTGGGGAGTTGGGTTCTTCTGAGTACTTCAGCCCTAGTGCCTTATCGACTCTGGACATCATGGCACTCAAGCAACCTTGTATGAATGTAATCTCCCTGAACCCCTTCTGCTCAGTGGCAACATAGCAAGCTGTGAAGAATGACTTCCTGGTCCTGTAGTCAGGTGAGAACTCGAAACCAGACATAATCCTGTCCTTGCATCTCTTGTTGAGAAGGGATATCTTCCTCATCTTCTTCCCGAACCTCCTACTGTGTGCCACTCCAGATGCATTGTCAGAATTCAACTCTGAATCCATGATGTATGCTGCTCTAGCCAGCTCAGATGCGGGGACTTCCCCTGAGGGGCTCATTACCGAACCATCCGATATGTTGTAACTGGCCAGGCATGCGTTGACCCCTGTGACACCGCAAACAGCTAGGCAGAAAGCAGGGTACTTGAATTCCTCTGGCATCCCAGTGGACCTGATCAGTGAGGGTTTCATTAAGCCGTACAGGATGGCATTGTGTGTCAAGGATGCTGAAACAAGGCATATGGAACTTAGGTAGCTGCAGCCCTTCTTCATCAGGTTCACCCCTTGTGCTACTGCAGATTTGAAGTCTGAAGCATAAGATTCTCCAGTCATTGAGGATAGGTACGCTATCTTTTCCTTTAGTGATCCTGGTATGAACACCAATGAGCCTTGGTCTACGATGTGCATTTGGTTCATTTCTGCGTTCATGGTGGTGTACATGTCCTTGGACTCACTGTTGACTATATTGAAGAATCTGCTAACCTTGTGCCTCAAGTATGTCACTTTATGCATGCTTGTAAGAGCGAAGTTCTTCTCGAGCAACATGGCCTTATACTCATCATCACTCGTACAGAGGGACCTGGAGAAGTAGACAGCCCTAGCCCCGCCCTCTATCATTCTAGACATCAGGTCATCTATGTGGTTGGCACATATGGCAGATGGCAATGACGATGTCTTCTGGAATATCCCTTGAAGCATGCCCCACGGGAACTGCATCGTAGACCAGTGTGTTCTGTCTAAAAGCTCTAATTTCGAAATGAACTCGTCGATGGTTTTCGATTTACCTGTCTTTTTCTCTTCAGAGAGTAAAATCGCAGACGCTACCTTCAAAGCACCCTCTGGGCACGCCACCCTCTTCATAGTGGCCATCTTCAGAACCCATCTGATTAAGGACCTTGTGTAGTAGTCATTGGGGACTATCAGACATGACAAGATCGCATAGAAGAAATTGACCAAGTTGTTGGGCCCCCATCTGGTTTTGTCAAAGTTCCCATTGCATGACATTAGCTCAGTTCCCAGACCCAAGGTGGCTCTAAGCCTGTCATTCTCTGCCTTCCTCTCGACCACCAAGCCCACAAAATGCTCTCTTTTGTCCTTTGCGTTGACTATGTTGGTCTTGAGGAGCACTTTTTCAGAGAAATCCTCGACAAACTTGGCACCTATTCTGAAGGATGTGTTCAAAGTCGAGATTTCTCTATTGCCCGTCTGCTTGCTCTTTGCGGCTGTGTTCGCATTGAACTGCCTTGAAGCATCATCAGAGTTGGCGACATCGTCAAAATGCAACTGCCAAATCTCACAGACTGGGTCGTCCAACTCTGTGGTGTCAGTGAACCTCTCAACCCTGTCGCTGAAGGACTCCATCGCCAAGCAGCTTCTGCCTGCCTTTCTACCAAAATCTGCTGATGACTTGAATGTTCCCAACGATGATGTAGGTGACACTTTCTCAAAAGGCTTGGTCACAAATGGAATGTTCTGCCTGAGAGTCGCATACATCATGAAGAATATGCTCCCAGTGAACCTCTTGGCGGGCACGGGGTTTGCACTCAGCATGAGGCAGAACTCAGTTTGTGCATCGACCAACTCATCAAAATCCATAGATGTATTGCCTACATAACCCAGAAGTTCATCCTTCCTCTCCGACAGGGCTTTTTTGAATATATTGTGCTCATCCACTAGCTTGTTCCAGTTGAGCATCTCAGGTATTACCATGTCAGACTTCTCACGATTTGTGACTTGGTACAAGTAACACATGTCGGTTTGATACTCGAAACTCGATGTCGGCAAGAGGTCACAAGGCATGAGGAGCTCCAGCTTGTTGGAGAGAGGCCCTTTCAGCAACATCAAGTTGCTCTTGGCCAGTCTCGCCTCCTGTATACAAGTGCACAACTTAACCTGCTCAATAGCATAGACCATTTCGTAGAAGTTTTTTTGTAGGAGCTCTGGGACATCTATCTTCTTGACCAATGGTTCTATATTTGCCTTGAGACCTAGTGCGTTGAAGAACATGTACCTGGTTTGCTCCCCCACTTGGCCAAATCTGTCGTTGTTCTGGAGGAGATGGAGCATGGAAACGGCAGCCGCCCCGCATAAGAACTGCTTGTCTGCATTCTTCGCGCCCAACACGTCAAACTTGTGTACGACCAAAGAAATCAGCATCTGGGGCATCTTCAACCACCATGTAGCCAACCTTTCATCTATTCGGAAGTACCTGCTCTCAAACATGTCCTCAGGGCTGTAACTTGCCCTCGGTGTACCAGACTCTCGGCACCCAGGTCCGAAACTCTTTATGCTACCGAATATCTTGCATGTAGACGGCTTCATGGAATCTGCTGTCCCAGTGTACTGAAAGAAAGCAATCGCTCTGTACTCTCCTAATCTTCCCATAGTCCAAGATCCGTCTCTCCCAGGCTTAACTTTTGCTGCCAAGTAGGCCATTGCGATTTCATAGTATATTGATGCTAAGTGTGCGGCTCTAGTCTTCGATACTGCAGTGCATATCTCCTCTATACTTGAGTACGCTACTGAGTCAGCGGCAATCAAGCCTGAGGATAGATCTGTGTTGCCTGTCCTCAGCTTTTGCTCGTGGCAGAATGCGGTCATCTTCTTCAGGAATGAAGAGTCAATATCTACGTCAGACGACATGAAGCCCTCGGCTTCCTCCATTAACTTGTATGCTCTATCTACACCAGGGAATTTTGCTGTCTTCTCTAGGTTCCGGTATGTTATGCCCATCCCCTCGCTCGCTGAAAAGGCCACGTATGACTTGTCCGCACCTGTAGCCTTGTCAAACTTAGGGAACACCTTAACTGTCAACGTGTCCCCCTCCGAAGTAGTGTACACGTACCCCTCTCTCGACTTGTCCAATAGCCCCTCAACCTCATCCATCATGCTCTTACTGGACGGTTTCTCTATAGGCCCAATTGTGAATACAGGCACTAGCGAAACCCAGTCTCTGAAAGGCCTCTTCTCCAGTTCTGACAGTCTCTTAACAGGGAAGCTTTCTGGGAGTAGTGCCGACTTGAATTTGTTGTACAGTGCTATTGACCTACCTGTGCACAGGTCCCTAACACTATTCAATGACGGCATGATCCTTGGGATCTCCCTGGCAGTGGATACCATAGCTTCTGCCAAAACGGTTTCATCTAATAACCTTCCCCACTCCATGAGTTTTGCTCTATGTCTGGGCTTCTGAATCATCCTAGTTATATGGTCCACCATGGCAAAGGAATCAAGAGCAGGATGCGCCACCGCTTCAGGGTAGGGAAAGGGTCTGAAGTTGGCATCAATTTCTATTAACTTCGACCCACCCTTGCACCTTTGCCCCAACTCCCTAGTGGCTAACTCGGCATACTTGACCATCTCTACTGACTTCTCCTCCAACAGAGAAGGGTCTGAGGTAAAATCCAGTAGCAGAATGTACTCTCCTTCGTTATCCACCATCTTGAGGGACAAGTCCACGGATTTGGGAATACTCAACACAGGCTGTCTGTAGCCCTCAATGGAGCATGACCTCTCATCGTCCAAGAAGTTGTTGACAAGTGTCCAGTAGTGGCGCATCCTTGAAGCCAGTTCTTCATCTGGGAACAATCTCAACTTGGTGAATGACTCCTTTGGCACCAATTTGGTAAATGCCAGATAGTTTGAGATGGTCGGATCCTCATGGTAAGCCATCATGGCGCTCTTCAACCTTGAAAAAATGTTTATG